GAAGAACGTGATTCTCCCGCCACGGGGATTTCCGAAAAATAAAAGGCTATAAAGGTTTCGTTGACTTTGCATACATCGGTGATGTCAGCGACTACAATGCCTCCAAAATTGAATTATCAACCTCACACGGTTATCAATTCAATAATTATTTCTTCGTTGGTGGTGGTGTTGCTCTCAACTACTATACGGATGCTGATCTTGTTGCAGCGCCAATCTATGCTAACTTCAGGGCTAACTTCATCAACAAAAGAGTGACGCCTTTTGCCGATGTAAAAACCGGATATGCTGTAGGAGACATAGAAGGAGCGTATGCTTCGATAGGAGTAGGAGTACGTTTTTCTTTAAAAGGGAAAAAGGCCTTGAATTTAGCTTTAATATATAACTTCCAGGATTATGAGATCTCAACAGATTATGGTTACAGTTCCGGAGGTTATTATTACCATTCCAGTTATGATGATACATGGGAGTTACACGGAGTAGGAGTCAGATTCGGATTTGAATTCTAAATCTACTGTTGTCTGTACCTTTTAACAACAAACAAATAAACAATAAATCAAATTCGAACCATGAAGAAGACTATCACAACACTTCTACTATTGAGCTGCATTACTGCATTTTCATTTGCGCAAAGCATTGTTATGACTTCAGGAACTATCGACTTCATCAAGGACCAACAAGTGATACAATTCACTTTCTCTTATGATGAAATGCTGGTAGGAAAACTGACAGAAAGCGAATATGTAGATAAAAAGAGCTCTGAATATAATGCAAAAGAAGAGGGCAAAGGAGATCAATGGAAAGCTGCCTGGTATGGCGACCGTAAAGAACGATTTGAGCCAAAGTTCTTGGAACTTTTCGATAAATATATGAGTGAAGTTGGTATCACAGCAGGTACGGAAGGCGCTCAATATCGAATCGAAATCAATACAGACTTCACCGAGCCGGGTTGGAATGTGGGTGTCATGCGTCAGAATGCATCTGTCGACCTAAGCTGCAAAGTGAAGAAGATTGAAACGGGTGAGCAAGTAGCCTCTATCAGAATCCGTAATGCTTCTGCCAACAACTTTTGGCTCCAAAAGCGCGGCGATATGTAATACACGCGCACGTGCGGAGAGCGTGCAAAAATCACACGAAAAGGAGGCGCTTTTTGTGGCGAATAAGCAGGAAAAGACGAAAGAACAGCGTATCCGCGCAGAGAAAGCGCGTCTTCGGCGGCTCTACAAGAATCTGCCGAAAGAAGCAGCGGGAACTGTCGCGGGGCTGATTGACCAGGCAGCTTTTATGCGCGTCGAGTGTGAGGACATGGCAGAGGACCTGCGGGAAAACGGATGGACGGAACCGTTCCGGCAATCGGAACGGCTGGAACCGTATGACCGGGCACGCCCCATTGGTCAGGCGTACAACTCCACCAACGCAAACTACCAGAAAATCATCAAGCAGCTCACGACGCTCCTGCCGAAGCCGGACACCGCGCCGCGGCAGGAAGACGACGGATTTGGAAGTTTCGTCCGGGAGCGTGATGAAGCGTGAAGCTCACACGATATCCGGAAACGTACAATCCGATACTCGAGTATTGGCAGGCTATACAGGATGGGCGGGAAACCGTCAGCCTGAAAGTGCAGAAAACATACCGGCACGTTGTAGGACAGCTCGAAGCTACAGAATCTGAGTTTTACTACTCGCCGAAACGTGCCAACCATGTGCTTGAGTTTTTTGAGAACTACTGCCACCACTCCAAAGGCAAAGCGGGCGGGCAGCTTGTCAAATTGGAGCTTTGGGAAAAGGCTCTGCTGGCGACGATCTTTGGCTTTGTCGACATTGAGGGCAACCGGCAATATCACGAGGCGGTCCTGATTGTCGGCAAGAAAAACGGCAAGTCGCTGCTCGCGTCCGGCGTAGGGCTATATCTGCAAATGGCGGACGCGGAGGCAGGACCGGAGGTCTACGCGGTAGCAACAAAACGCGATCAGGCGAAGATCATCTGGCAAGAAGCAAAGCGCATGGTACAGAAGTCACCGGCGCTGCGCAAACGGACGCGCTGCCTGGTCGGCGAGATAGACAGCGATTATAACGACGGCGTATTTAAGCCGCTATCGTCTGACAGCGACACGCTTGACGGCTTGAACATCCACGGCGCGATGATGGACGAGATCCACCAGTGGAAAAACGGTCGCCCACTGTACGACATCATTGCCGATGGCGATCAGGCGCGCGCGCAGCCGCTGCGTTTTATCACGTCCACTGCGGGTGTTATCCGCGAGGACATCTACGACGAAAAGTACGAAGAAGCCGAGCGCATTATCAACGGCTATGAAGATCCGGACGGGTACCACGACCCGCGCCGGATTGCGTTTATCTATGAGCTTGATAAGCGCAGCGAGTGGACCGATGAAGCCTGCTGGAAGAAAGCAAACCCGGGCCTCGGCACGATCAAGAGCTACACGGCGCTCAAGGAGCGCGTCGAGCGGGCAAAGAAAAATCCGGCGCTCGTCCGGAATCTCGTCTGCAAGGATTTCAACATACGCGAAACATCTTCTGAGGCGTGGCTCAACTTTGAACAGCTGGACAACCGAGACACCTTCCAGTTGGACAAAGAAAACCGCCGTATGATCTGGACACACCACATGACCGACGGGCAGACGCAGGAGCGAATCCTATCCTACCCGCGTTATGGCATCGGCGGCGCGGACCTCTCCAAGACGACGGACCTGACGGCGGGGAAGGTTCTGTTTCAGGTGCCGGAGTTACCGGACATCCTGTTTGTCCTCTCCATGTACTGGATGCCGCAGGAGCTTTTGGAAAAGCGCGTGAATGAAGACAAGATACCGTATGACAAGTGGCATGAGCGCGGATTGGTCCGGCTATCAGAGGGGAACAAGATCCGCTATGAGGACGTAAAAACATGGTTTATCGAGGTGCAGGAAGACCTCGATATTTTTATACCATTCGTCGGCTATGATGCATGGTCTGCGTCCTACTGGACAGACAGCATGGCAGACTACTTTGGAGCCGAAGCGATGATACCGGTGCACCAGGGCGTGAAGACCCTGTCCGAGCCGATGAAGCGCTGCGGAAATGATCTGGAGTCCAAGCGGATTGTGTACAACAACAATCCAGTTGACAAGTGGTGTCTTGCAAACACCGCTTACGACGAGGACAAAAACGGCAATATCCAGCCGCACAAAACGAGCAAGTCGACACGCCGCATAGACGGCACGGCGGCGCTGCTCGACGCCTACGCGATCTACGATCAAAAGCAGGCGGAATACACAAGTATGCTCTAGGAGTGACAACATGGGATTTTTTAAAAACCTCCTCGAAAACATCACAACGACAAAGCGTGTCTCGACCGTGCAAATGGTACAGGAGCGCGGAAACGGATTTTACAGCTACAACGGCAAAATGTATCAGTCGGACATTGTCCGCGCTTGCATCCGCCCGAAGATCAAGGCAATCGGAAAGCTGACGGCAAAGCACATCCGGGAGACGATCACCGCAGACGCGCGGAAGATTGCCGTCAATCCGGAGCCGTATATCCGGTTTTTGCTGGAGGAACCGAATCAATACATGACGGGGCAGCTGTTGCAGGAAAAGCTTGCTGCGCAGCTGATTCTCAACAACAACGCTTTTGCCGTTATCATGCGCGACGAAAACGGATTTCCGAACGCCATCTTCCCGGTTGCGGCGATGCAGGCGGACGCCGTCTACGACGCTAGCGGAAACCTGTATCTGAAATTTTACATGCAAAACGGGAACGTCCTGACGTTCGCCTACGACGACGTGATTCACCTGCGTGGGGATTTTTACGAAAACGACATCTTCGGAGACCCAATCGCGCCGGCAATCGTGCCGCTGATGGAGATTGTCACAACGACGGATCAGGGCATCGTCAAGGCAATCCGGAACAGCGCCGTCGTGCGGTGGCTGCTGATGTTTGCCTCGTCGATGCGCTCGGAGGATATCAAGCAGCGGGCACAGGACTTTGCAGATAGCTTCCTAAACGTGTCGAACGGAACAGGCGTTGCGGCGGTAGACGCAAAGGCAGAGGCAAAGCAGATTGACCCGAAGGATTATGTGCCAAACGCGCAGCAGATGGACAAGACCACGCAGCGCATTTATGCCCTATTTAACACCAACCAGCAGATTGTCACGTCGATTGCCAACGAAAACGAGCAGAATGCCTATTTTGATGCCGAGATTGAGCCGGTCCTGAAACAGCTGAGTGGTGAGTACACCCGCAAACTATTTTCAAGGCGCGAGCGCGGCTGCGGAAACCGAATCGTTTTTGAGGCGTCGGCGTGGGATTTTGCGTCGACAACAACAAAGCTCAATCTGCTGCAAATGGTCGACCGCGGCGCGCTGACGCCAAACGAGTGGAGGCGCGCCTTTAATCTCGCTCCGGTTGACGGCGGAGATAAGCCGATTCGCAGGCTTGACACACAGCCGGTCGACCGGAATACAACGCAGATCACACAGAAGGGAGATGATAACGCATGAAGATCAGCATTCGCGGGCCCATCGTGTCCAGTAACCAGCACCGCTTTTATCAGTGGTACGGCATGGAGGCGACGAGCCCTAAATCCGTAGCCGACGCGCTTGCATCCGGAAACGGCGAGCGGGCAGAAGTCGAGATCAATTCCGGCGGCGGCGAAATCTTCGCCGCGAGCGAGATCTATACCGCCCTGCGCAACTACGCGGGCGGCGTCCACATCCGCATCGTCGGACTTGCGGCATCGGCCGCGTCGATCATTGCGATGGCGGGCGAGTCGGAAATGACGCCGACCGGAATGATGATGATCCACAACGTACAGACGAGCGCCGACGGTGACTACCGCCAGATGGAGCATACCGCAGGGGTCCTGCGGGACGCCAACCACGCGATCACGTTGGCGTACATGGCAAAGACCGGGAGGTCCGAGCAGGAAATTGCCGCCATGATGGATGAAGAAACGTGGATCACGGCAGACCGGGCGGTAAAGCTGGGACTCATTGACCGGGTAATGGAGCTGGGCGGTGAGCAGAAGCCGCTGGCGGCAGACTTTTACTCCGGCATGCTCAGCGAGGACGCGCTGCGGCGCGCAGAGAATTTCATGAAAAGCCAGGCAAAAGAGCCTGGTTTTTTTATGCCCGAGCGGGCGCAGGTAGAAGCAAAACTAAAATTTTTAAAACTTAAAGGAGAACTAAAATGACGAAAGAACTTTACAACACCAAGCGCAAGCAGCTGATGGACGAGGCGCAGAAGCTGCTGGACGAAAGCAAGACTGCCGAGGCGCAGGCAAAAATGAAGGAAGTCGAAGAACTCGACGCCAAGTTTGAGGAAGAGGCAAAAATTCAGGCAAACCTCAACGCGCTCGCAGGCGCAAGAGCGCAGAACCCGGCGGCAGCACAGCAGACCGTCAACCTGACCGGCACAGCGAAGCCGCAGGACGTGCTTGACCAGTACGACACTGACGAGTACAAGCGCGCCTTTATGAACTATGTCCTCGCCGGGAAGAGAATTCCGGCAGAGCTGACCAACGCGGACGCGAACACCAAGACCTCCGACGTCGGCGCAGCCATCCCGACCACGACGCTGCAGAAGATCTACGAAAAGATCGAAGCGACAGGTATGATTCTGCCGCGCGTGACGCACACGTCCTACAAGGGCGGCGTGACGGTGCCGACCAGCTCGGCGAAGCCGACCGCATCGTGGGTCAGTGAGGGAGCAGGCTCTGACAAGCAGAAAAAGGCGCTCGGCTCCATCACGTTTGCCTATCACAAACTGCGCTGCGCGATCTCCATGTCTCTGGAAGTGTCCATTGTCACATATCCGATGTTTGAATCGCAGTTTGTGGCGAACGTCGCAGAGGCGATGGTAAAAGCGGAGGAGCAGGCAATCATCAGCGGCTCCGGCTCCGGCCAGCCGAAGGGCATCATCAAGGAGACTGTCGTGACCGGTCAGAACATCGACATTGCGGCAGCGACTACGGCTATCGCCTACACTGACCTTGTCAAGGCGGAGGCAGCACTCCCGCAGGCATACGACACCGACGCGGCGTGGTGCATGACGAAAAAGACATTCTTCGAGCAGATTGTCGGCATGGTCGACGACAAGAAGCAGCCTGTAGCTCGCGTCAATTACGGCATGAGCGGCAAGCCGGTCTACTCGCTCTTCGGGCGTGAGGTCGTCCTTGTCGGCGACTATCTGCCGTCTTTCGCAGCGAGCGTGACTGCGGATACAATCTTCGCCTTTATTTTCAATTTCAAGGATTATCTCTGGAATGAGAATCTCGGCATGACGTTCCGCAAGTACACCGATAACGCAACCGACGACGAAGTGACCGTTGCGCTGGCGCTCGTCGACGGCAAGGTGGTCGACAAAAACAGCCTCGTCACGCTGACCAAGAAAAAGGCAGGCTAAACACAAGAGCCAACAGGGAGGGATAAACAATGGCATTACTGGACGTTGCAAAAACCGCCCTGCGGCTGAGTACGACCGCGCTTGACGGAGAAATTTCCGATGAGGTCGACGCCTGCCTGCTGCGCCTGCATATCGCAGGCGCAGCGGGCGCAGACGAGGACCCGCTAGTAAAAGACGCGGTTCGCGCCTATGTCCGCTGGCAGCACGATTTCTGCGGGCGCGGCAGCGAATGGAAAGCTTGCTTTGAGGAGCTGCGAGACGCGATGGGATTGTCGGACGATTACCGGCAGACAGGAGGAGCGAGCAATGATCTTTGATACACAGATCACGCTGCGCCTGCTGTCCTACCCTATCGTGAGCGGGCAGACAACAGAAAAACTGGAGCGGGAAACTACTGTCTGGGCGGCGCGGAAATCCGTCAACCGCGCGGAATACTACCAGGCGGCGCAGGCGGGAAAGCAGACGGACGCGATCTTCCGGATGCACAGTGCGGAATACCGGGGCGAGCAGCAGCTCGCCTGCGGCTCGGACGTCTTTGACGTGGTCCGCAGCTATGGAGCAGAGACGGAAGAGATTGAGCTGACCTGCAAACGGAGGGACGGCGCATGATGATCTATGAGGCGCTTGCCGACATCGGCGTTCCGGTGTGCCATCCGCCATACAAGGGCGCGGAGGAAACGTACATCACGTATCAGCTGCTCGGGCAATCCGGGCAAATATACGCCGAGGGGCGAGAGGCGGAAACCGGCGCAGCGTATGCCGTCTCCATATTTGCCGAGGGCTTTGCAGCAGATCTCTTGCGGCGGACGAAAGCGGCGATGGAACGCGCGGGCTATATTGTGACCGTCGACATGGAGAGCTACGACAAGGACACTGGGCGCACGCAGATTGCGCTCGTCGCTGAGACAGAGGGGGCCGTGTATGGCTAACATCTCAATCACCGGCGCAGAGGAGCTGCTGGCAACGCTCCAAAAAGCGGACATCTTTGACGATAAGATGCAGCAGGAGATCTTATACACGGCCGGGGACATCATCGTCGAGGAGCTGCAAAAGGCAGTGCAGACGAGCGGGTTTCAGACGGAGAACTACGCAAAAAGCGTCAAATACTCCAAAACGATCAAGCGCGACAAATCCGGAGATCCGTATATCTCCATCACGGCAACAGGCAAAAACGAGCACGGAGAGCGAAGGGCTACCGTGCTTTTTGTCTTAAATTACGGCCGCAGCGAAAAATACGGACGAATCACGGGAACCTATTTTTGGACGAAGGGCGTCAGGACAGCACAAAAGCGGGTAAACGAGGAGCTGGAAAAGTTCCTCACGGAAAAGCTGAAAGAAAGGGGCTTATTATAAATGCCGAGTTTTGATTTACGCGGTATCCGAGCGGGCAAGTACAAAAACACTGCCGGAACCGTATCTTACGAAAATCCGACGGACGTCGGAGATGCAATGAGCGCACAGCTCGACCTGAAGTTTGCCGAGGGCAGGCTCTATGCAGAGTCGAAGCTGGCGGAGTACATCAAACTTGCAACCGGCGGCACTATCTCGCTGGCAGTCAAGTACATCAAGAAGGCAGCGCAGGCGATGCTCTATGGCTGCACGACGGACACGAGCAAGGAAAACATCAAGTTCTCCGCCAAGGACGTGGCAAACTATGTGGGCGTCGGATTTTACGCGCCGGACAAGGTAGACGGCGTGACGAAATACACATGCGTCTGGGTGCCGAAAGCGCTGTTTGGTCCGCCGTCGATGGCGTACCAGACGAAGGGAGAAAACATCCAGTTTAATACGCCGACCACGACGGGCGAATTTCTCGCGGACGACTCCAAAGACGAGCTGCTGCTGGAAACCGAGACCGTCGACAGCGCGGCGGAGGCCGTCGCCTGGATCAAGGGAAAGCTGGGTGAAACCTGATGGAAGACGTGCGGCAGAAAACGGCGGAATATGAGTATGCAGGCAGGATCTACAACCTGACCTGCAACATGAACGTCCTTGCGGACGTGCAGGAGGAATATGACGGCGATCTGATGCGGGCGCTTCGGAGCATGACAAGCCTCAAGTCGACGCTGCGGTTTCTGGCGGCGATGCTCAATGACGCGGCGGAAACGCAGAACCTGCGCGGAGAGGACGGAAAGCTGCTGCGCGTGACCGCGCGGGAGCTGGGGCGCAAGCTGACAATGACGCAGACAACGGACGCGGCACAGCTCATCACAAAACTGATTATGGCAGCAATGCCGGAGCAGGAGAACGCCGAGAAGCCGAAGCAGGACAGCGGCGGGAACCAGCCAAAAAACTGACAGAGCCGGGAGAATCAGAGCAGCACGGCGGCTTTGATTTTCCCGGCTTTTTGGCAATCTGGCTTTACCAGCTGCGCATGCCGGAGCGGCTTTTCTGGAAGACCATGACGCCGCGACGTCTGCTTGCGACACTGGCACGACCAGATAGCGAGCCAAAGGAACCGCAGGAGCCGTTGTCGCTGGCAGAATACTTGAGCGGAGGGAAGTAGCATGCCGAACATCAACACAAAGTTTTCGCTTTCCGGCGAAAAGGAATACAAAGCCGCGATCTCGAGGATCGGAGATAGCATGCGCGTCTTGAACTCCGAAATGCGCAAGGTAGAGAGCGAATACATCAAAAACGCTGACAGTGTAGATGCTTTACGGGCGAAAAGCGACGTGTTTTCCAAAAAAATCGGAGAACAAAAGGAAAAAATCGAAATTACGCGCAAAGCACTCGAACAAGCGACAAAGGCGCAGGAGGCAGCAAACGAAAAATTCCAGAAAGCAAAGGACGTACTGGACGAGGGCAGCGACGAGTATAAACGTCTCGCGCAAGGTGTAGAGACAGCGACAAAGAAAGCACAAGGCTGGCAGGTAAGCCTCAACAACGCCGAAGCCGAGCTGAACAAGATGAACGCCGAGCTGGAGGAGAACAACGACGCGCTTGAGAAAGCCGGCGCGAGCGGCTCGAAATTCCAGCAGGCAATGGAGAAAGTCAAGGATTCCGTCGCGAAGGCCAAGGAGGAGGGCACTGGCGCGAAGGGCGTTTTTGCCAATCTCAAGGAATCCTTTGCGGACGGCAAGGGCGAGGCCGTCGGCCTTGGCGACGCGCTCGGAAGCCTGATTGAAAAGCTCGGTATCAACCTGCCGGAAGGAGCAGACAAAGCGCTCAATGCGCTTAACGGAATCAATGCCGGGAACGTCAAGGCAGTTGCTGGCTTTGCCGCTGTCGCCGCAGCTATCGTAAAATGCGAAAAGTCGCTCATTTCCGTCACAAAGGAAGCTGGTGCCTACTCTAAAGAAGTCCGGCGCTTGGCCAGTATCACGGGTCAATCTCGAGAGGACGTCATCGCCTTTACGTATGCCGCTGAGAAGATGGACGTGTCCTACGACCGAATCAGTGACTCCCTGAAAGAGATCACAAACAAGATGCAGGAAGCTCAGAACGGCTCGGAGGACACTGCGGCCGCGTTTAACCGTTTGGGCATATCTATTGAGGATTCGGAAGGCAATCTTCGGAGCTCAATGGATGTCTTTTTGGATACAATTGACGCGCTCGGGAATATCAAAAATCAGGCAGACCGTGACGCGCTTGCTATGGACTTGATGTCGGAAGAAGCTCGTGAACTGAACCCAATCATTGAGAAGGGCTCGCAAGAGCTGGAAGGCTACGCGCGAGCAGCAAAAAACACGGGAAAAGTGCTGACAGAGGATGCACTCATTGCACTGGAGGCGGTGGACGATCAGGTGCAGCGCCTCCAGACATCGCAGGAGTCTTTGAAAAACCAAATGGCCTCTGAGTTCGCTCCATATTTGGAAGAGTTTTACGGGAGAGCGACAAACTTGACGGACGGGCTGGGCTCCGCAATTAAATCATCTGGTATTGTGGATGCTTTTGGTATGATGCTCGATACGTTTACGAATCTGCTCCCCACCACGAACGAACTGGCCGACGACGCTGTCCCGAAACTGACGCAAACGCTGCGCCCGGTCGCGCGGCTTCTTGCCGCCATCGCCGACTCGGCATCCGTTGCGGTTGGCTTTGCGCAGGTGTTATTCAGTTGGGGCTTCTCCGGGAAACAAGCGGGCTACACGCGCATGGCGAATGCGCTCGGCTGGAACTACAACAGTGGCGTTAAAAACAACGTGCAGTCGCTAACCGAAATGTGGGAGCAGGAAGACACCAACGCCATGACCCGCGCTAATGGTTACGGCCAGTATTACGGGAACGGGAAATGGTACGGGAACTATGACAGCTATCTGTATGACGAATGGAAGAAGCAAGAAGGCGCAGGAAGCAGCTTCGAGGCGTGGAAAAACGCAAAGGGCTACAACGCAGCCGGAACGGACAATTTTATTGGCGGCGTGACGTGGGTCGGCGAAAACGGCCCCGAGCCGGTGTGGCTGCCGCAAGGCTCGCGCATCGGCACCAATCAGGAAGGACGCAGCCTCTCCGGCGGCGATACCTACAACTTTATCGTGCAGGCAAATGAAATTCGCGAGATCGACGATTTCATCCGCCGCATGAAAAACCAGAGACGAGTGGCCAGAATGGGGGTGACGTGAGGTGGCAACGAGTTTTAATCTGTACTGTTCGGCATTTGCGATCTTGAAAAATGACGCGCAAAACGTCAACGACCACACAACCTCCCCAGCAAAGCTCTACTATCGCGATTTACTGTACTTGCAATTCCAGTCGCCTAGCGACGGGAAGCAGTACAAAAAGCTTGTTGACGATTGGACAAAAATCAACGTATATGTGCAGGCAGCAGGCGAAAACGACACAGTCAACCTAAAAATAGGTACCTTGACTGAGCGCTTCGACCCTCTTACCGCTACCTATGCTACCAAGCAGCGTTTCCACGTGAGCAAAGTCGAGACGAAAAACGTTTACGCTGAAGACCTCCCGAAACTGTGTGAGTCGACATATGGGCTCCCGATTCCTGACGCGGTGCAAAAGGGCGTGTTTATCGATATATCGGTATCTATGGATTTTGCGTCAATCGTTACAGCAGGCGCAAACCGGCCATATATTCCAGTGACTGTGGACGATACGATAACCTGTGGGCTAAAAATATTCGAGACAACGCCGAGTTCGGGGTCTATTGTAAAAACAGAGCCAAACACCTTCGCATGGGGTACAGACCCCGCGTTAAAATGCATCGCTGTACTGGAACAGACATCTGCCGTTTTCCGCTGGCGCTCCGGCACGAGCGGCACGATCCACACGATCAACGTCTCCGGCAGCGCACAAAGCGTCACGGTACCCGCCAACACGTTCGCAGGCACGACCAGCATCCAGTGGCAGGTCGCGGTCACGGCAAACAGCGGCGTGGTCACGACGTCCGACTGGGTGACGCTCTCAACCGCCGATGCAACGCCGACCGCCGCGCCTCTGAGCCCGGTCGACACGGTGATTGACGGCTCAAAGGACGTACTGTTCCAGTGGCGGCACTCGATCTCAACCGGCACGGCGCAGCGCAAGGCAGACCTGCAAAAAAGCGCAGACGGCAGCACATGGACGACGCTTGCAACCGTCACAGGCGCTGCGCGGCAGTGGACGTGCCCTGCCGGGACCCTCACATCCAGCATCAAATACTGGCGTGTGCGCACCTACAACGCAGACGGTATCCCCGGCGAATGGAGCGATGCGGCACAGATCGTCGTGATTGCCGCGCCGACGGCTCCAAGCATCCAGATCAAGAGCACGGGTCCGCGCCCATCCATCAGCTGGCAGACCTCCGAGCAGGAGGCGTATCAGGTGGAGCTGGACGGCAAACTCTCGGGCGGCACGCATTACGGCACGGAAAAGACATGGACGAGTCCCGCGTATCTTTCGGACGGCAGCCACACGGTGCGCGTGCGCGTGCAGAATCAGTACGGCATGTGGTCCGACTGGGGCGCGGCGGCGCTGCCTGTGACGAACACGCCGGGCGCGAGTATCACGCTGACCGTGCAATCCTTTAGCGTCGCGGACTTAAGCTGGCAGACCTCCGGCAGCTACGATTTTTACCTTGTGTACCGAAACGGCAAGCCGATTGCAAAGCTCACCCAGACGCAGTACACCGACGAGCTGTCCTCCGGCAGCACGACGTACCAGGTGCGCGGCTGCTACAACGATTCCGGCAACTACGGCCTGTCTTCGGCGGTCACGGTCGACGTTCGCGCGGAGGTGCATCAGGTGTCAGACTTGGACACCGGACAGACGCTGCGCCTGCCGTACTCGGACAGCCAGCACCGGCAGACGACGCGGACACTTTCCCGGCAGGTCGAGCTTTTGCAGCTCTCCGGCGCGTATTATCCCGTCGCGGTCGAGGTCGACTCCGGCACGGACGCGCTCAGCATCACGGCGGCGCTGCTCGATGAGAGCGAGATCAGGCAGCTCATGGGGCTTGTGGGCAAGCTTGTCTGCGCAAAGACGCCGCAGGGCGATATGGTCATCGGCTACATCACGAGCCTGCCCAAGCAGCACGACGGCTTCCTCAATGTGTTTAATTTTACCATCGAGCAGATCGACTTTGACGACGAGGTGAGGCTATGACGCACAAGGTATCTTACCGCGTGGACGTGCTGCGGCGCGGCGCGAAGTTCTCGGAGCTGCGCTGGCTCAAAGATTCCGCGCCCGACGTGCTCGTCGACGCGTCCGGAGACATCATGGGAAGCCTCGGCGGCACATTCCTCCACAACCCCGACATCGAATATCTTTCCGACGAGCTCCAGCCTGTGCTGGAGCTTGACGGGCAAGAGTACCCCTTGGGCGTGTACCGCATCACGACGTACTCCGACACCATCACCGCGCAGGGGCACTTCCTCCGGCTCGACGCGTACGACCGCAGTTGGATGATCCAGACGATCAAGACGGAGGGCATCCTGCATCTGGCCGCCGGGACAAATTACATTACCGCCGTGCAGCAGCTCATGACGCAGGCCGGGATCGGCCTCGTGATCGCCACACCCACGAGCGAGACCTTGCAGACCGACCGCGAGGACTGGCAGGAGGGCACGGACTATCTCACGATTTGCAATCAGCTGCTGGGCGAGATCAACTATAAACCTGTCTGGTTTGACGGCAGCGGCATCGGGCACCTGGAGCCAAAGGCAACACCAAATGCGGCAAATATCCGCTGGCGCTACTCGAGCACGGATATCCGGCTGCTGGCTCCCGTCTCGCGCGACATGTCGCAGGAGCAGGACATCTTCGACGCGCCGAATGTCTTCGTGGCCATTTGCAGCAATCCGGACTTGGAGGCTCCTTTGGTGTCCAGAGCCGAGAATAACAGCCCGTCGAGCTCCATCTCCATTTTTAAGCGCGGGCAGCGCATCACGCAGGTTGTGAAAGTGGACAATATCGCCTCGCAGGAGGCGCTGCAAGCCTACGTGGACGATCTTTGCTTCCAGTCCAAGCTCGGTACCCGGACGATCACGTTTTACGGCCTGCCGGAGGGTGGGCACGGCGTGGGCGACGTTCTGAGCATCGATGCGCCGGAATTCGGCGGCATCTACGAGGAGACCGGCTGGCAGCTGCGGCTCAGCCCCGGCGAGCTCATGACCCATACCGCAAAAAGGACGGTGATTGCATGAGCGGGCAGCAAAACACGGAACCGGCTGCGGCAGAGCTTGCCACCGTCGGCGCGAAATACACGGACGGCTTGAGCCTGATCTTCGACGGCCAGACCGCCGCCACAGCAAAGCATTACAAATGCAATACCAACGTTACATTCAAGGCGGGTGACCGCGTGAAAATCTGCCGCATGAGCGGCACCTACGTCGTCGAGTACGTCGTGGGAAATCCAAAGTGAGGTGAGAATATGAGCCTTACCATTATGCAGGGCGACCAGTACGCCATCGAATTTCGCGGGACGCAGGACGGCGAGCCGCTCGACCTGAGCAAGATCGAGCTGATTGAATTTGTCGTGGGTGGTCTGCGCAAGGTCTACCCAGGCGAGGTGACCGTGGACGAAGACGGCCTTTTCCTCTTCCCCTTGAGCCAGGAGGAGACTTTCGGCTTTAAAACGCGCCTGCTCTCCGGGCAGGTGCGCGTGAAGTTTACCGGCAGCGCGCAGCCGGTCGTCATCGGCCTGCAGACGGGCATGATCAGCGTCCGGACCTCCACCAGCAAGGAGGTGCTGTGATGGCGATTACTTTTGACGTCGTCAAAAAGCCGGCCGTCGACTTCGCGGTCGACAATGTCCGGGTCGCAGCGGGCGGCGGCGAAGCCTACGAGGGAAATTACGAGATCACCCCGTCGGAGGAATTGCAGACGCTTCCCACGGCGAACCGGATGCTGGCCAGAAATATTGTCGTCGCGCCCATCCCGAAGAACTACGGGCGGATCACCTACAACGGCGGCGGAATCACAATAACGTAAGGAGTGCACTATGGCGAAAAATGTAAAAATCAGAGACGTGACGTACGAAAACGTCCCGAATGTGGAAATCCCACTTGCAGATGGCTCTGGCACGGCAAAATTCGTGGACACGGGAAGTGGCGACGCGGCGGCCAGAGACATCCGAGCCGGGAAAAAGGCATGGGCAGACGGCAGCGAGGTCACGGGCTCCGTCCCGGAGAAGGGCGTGGACGACGTAAGCGTCAACGGTAAAAACGTCACCATCCCGGCGGGCATCTACGACGACCCGGTGACCAAGAGCGTCGGAGACGGCACGGTCACCCCCGGCGCGGCGGTTGCGGGTACGGTGCTCGGCGACACGCAGACGGACTATGAGATCACGGTCACGCCATCGGCGGCGGTCTCCGCCGGATATGTCTCCGGCGACAAAAACGGTGCGGAGATCAAGAAGTATGTGCAGGTGGAAGAGAAGCAGGCCACGCCATCCACGGCCGCGCAGGATGTGACTCCGTCCAGCGGGAAACTGCTCAAAAAGGTGCGCGTCGCCGCTGTGGATGTGTCCGCGACCGCGACGGAGGACAATGTACCGACCGGCATCACCTTTTTCTCCAACAGTCTGACCCGGAAGACCGGGCGGGCAAAATTTCCATCGATCACACAAAACGAGCTGACCAAAGTGCTGACGATCCAGTAAGGAGGGCGCAATGGGACAGAACGTAACAATCGCGGGCGCGTCGTACCCGGATGTCCCGGCGCTGGACGTCCCGAAGACGGGCGGCGGCACGGCGCGCTTTGTGGATACGGCGGACGATACCGTCACCCCCGCGACGCTCAAATCCGGCGTGACGGCGCACGACGCTTCGGGCGCGCAGATCACCGGCACGTTAGACACCACACCGCCCAAGGAGTCGGACATCAACTTCTGGGACTTCGACGGGACGCTTTTGTATGCGTGGACACTCGCCGAGCTGGCCACAAAGACCGAGCTGCCGCCCCTGCCCTCACACGACGGACTCATCTGTCAGGGCTGGAACTGGACGCTCCAAGACATCAAGGACGCAGGCCGCGAGCTCGATATCGGCGCGCTGTATATTACCGATGACGGCAAGACAAGGCTCTACGTCGACGTGGACACCGAGACGTGGGACGATTTTGTCTTGAATTACTGGCAGGGCACAAAAAGCGGCACGACGGTAGACTGGGGCGACGGAACGACCCCGGAAGCAATAAACGACTGGTCTTATATCGAGCATCGACATGTGTACGCATCTAGCGGTCCCTATGTTATCACGATGAGTGTCAAAGAGGGTGCGAAGATGGACCTTGGCAACGGCTCATCTGGTCGAATGCTGATTGCAAACGGAACAAAAGATAGTGGCCGCTGCTCGATGCTGCGGAAAGTCGAGGTCGGTGCAAGGGTGAGGAGCACAACATCACAGTGTTTCTTTTCTTGTTGTAGACTTGAGAGCATCTCACTCCCGCAAACCACGAAAGTGGAGACCTGGACGACATTTTACGAGTGCACACAACTGCGTGTGTTTATTGCGGCGGATATGGATGTGCTTCAGCGGACATTTTATAATTGCGCCAATCTCCGCGTAATTGCAACACCAAAAGGGACGACGCAAGCAAAAGGTGATAATTATGACATCGCATATACAGCAGTCCGGCTGGCAAATTTTGATATGATTGATGCCTACGCGGCGCAGTCCATTGAACGCGTTTATATCAAGGCTGTCAACGGTCAAGTTGGAGGTTTCAGTGCCTGCAACGCGCTGTTAGAAGTCACCATCCCAGCGGACGCTACAACCTTTGTCGCTTCCGCATTTCAGGGTGACAACGCGCTGCGCAGAGTGACGTGCCTCGGGGATATCGCGAGCATCCCGGCACAGGTATTTCAGCGATGCTATCCGCTGCGGTTTGTGGATCTTACGCACTGTACCGCCGTGCCCACGCTAGCCAACGTCAATGCGTTCGATCAGACGCACGCGCAGCTGGAGATCCGGGTGCCCGCATCTCTTGCGGATGCGTGGAAAGCGGCAACAAACTGGAGCTCGTTGGCAGACCATATTGTGGGGGTGTGAGCATGATCGTAAGAGAGCACTACAAAACGCGCACGGACGGCGTGAAGCTGTACCGGACGTACTCGGATGCGGGCTATCTCATCCGGCAGGTGGAGACGGGCTCAGAATACGATGAGGCAATTGACATTGACGGCGCGCCGCACACCTACACGGAGACGGATAAGCTTGTCACAGACAATTTTGATATCGAGACGGCAAGCCCGGAGCAGCTGCGTGAGCGGCTTGCCGACACCGAGACGGCGGCGAAGATCTTACTGGGGGAGGAAACGGCATGACGTACACCGATAGGGCACGAAAAATGCGTCCGTACATCGAGCAGGCGGCAAGCGCTTTGGACGACAAGACTGTCAGCCTCGCGCCGGAGCTTCTGGGGACGCTGACCGGCGACGGCAGCCTCGTCAAAGCGGGCACGCGCATCAACTGGCACGGCAAGATCAAAAAAGCCGCCGTCGACCTCTGGGACACCGAACAGAACACGCCCGACAAAGCGTCTACGCTCTGGGAGGACGTGCAGTACCGGGGCGGATACAGAATCATCCCCGAAGTAATTACCTCCACGCTGGCCTTCGCAAAGGGCGAGAAAGGCTGGTGGGGAGACAAGCTGTATGAGTCGCTCATGGACGGGAATGTGTTTACCCCGACGGTCTCCCCGACGGCCTGGAAGAAAGTCGAGTAAGGAGGACTATGTGAGCACCGGAATTATTACCATCATCTGCGCGGTGATCGGCTCGTCTGCGCTGGCGGAGATCATCCGCTCCATCGTTGGAGCCATCCAGCGCAAGCGCGGCAAGGCCACGACGCAGGATACCCACCTTGCCGAGATCGACAAGAAGCTCGACGGCATGAAAAAGCATCAGGACGAGCAGTATCTTGCAATCCTGCGGCTGACGATCATGTCAGAGGAAATGCCAATGGCAGAGCGCCTGATTGCCGGGCAAAAATACGTCAAGCTGGGCGGCAACGGCGATGTAAAAAAGTTTTTGCATCAGTTGGAGGCGCAGTGCGAACATAGCACCGCGCAATAAAACGGGAGGCAGATATGCGGGTAAAAGGCAAGTGGAGCAAAGGCGAGATGGCGCGCACCATCGTCATTTACCTTCTTCGGCTTCTTACAATGGTGCTGATCTGGGCATGCGCGCTGAAAACCATCGCTGTCCTTATCGCAGTCGGAAGCAACCCAGAGCTTGGTACGTCGGTCGACCTGTCCGACGTGCTCGGCTACGCCGGGGGCGCAGCGGTAACAGAGCTGGGCTTGCTGGCATTTAAACGAGTATTCGCAAAAAAGAATGAACCGGTAGAATGAAAGGAGAAAATTATGTACCAGAGAAGAACCTTCAACGAGGCAGACAAGGCATTATCGGAAAACATCCGGGCTCAGCTGGAAGCGGCGGAAGCGCTCCTTATGCAGCTTCCACCCAGCAGAAACCGCAGTCTGGCGCTGACGCATCTGGAAGATACGATGCTTCGTGCGAACCTTGCAATCACGGAAGCAATTGCGCTAAGAGAGGAGGCATAAGGCGTGGATAATATCAAGAAAAGGCTCGGAAACCTTCTGAGCGTCAAATCTCTGGTCACACTCTCGCTGACCATCGTCTTTGCCGTCCTCGCCCTGCGGGGAGACATCACCGGCAAGGACTTCCTGACGATCTTCCTTACAGTAATTACCTTTTATTTCGGCACGCAGTCGCAGAAGGCACAGGACGCGATTGACAACGCGGGCACGCCGCAGGAGGGCGAACAGAAATGATGAAAGCATCCGAACTTGTGCGCAGGCACATTGACGTTGCGAAGAATTACAAGACCGTCTACATGTGGGGCTGCTTCGGCTCCCCCGTAGGCGAGACGATCATTGATGAGAAATCCGCCCAGTACCCGGACTGGTACACCGGCGGTAGAGTCACGTATCTGCGCAGCCTCATCGGAAAAGTTGTCTATGGCTTTGACTGCGTGAACCTGACAAAGGGCATTCTCTGGGGCTGGAACGGAAACAAAAACGCTTACTACGGCGGTGCAAGGTACGCATCGAACAGCGTCCCGGACGTGTCCGCCGACGGCATGATCGCAAAGTGCAAGGACGTATCCACGACCGGCTGGGGCAAGCTCATTCCCGGCGAAGGCCTCTGGATGCCTGGGCACTGGGGCATGTACATCGGTGACGGTCTGGCGGTCGAATGCACCCCGATCTGGGACAACGGCGCACAGATCACCGCCGTCCAGAACATCGGCACGAAAGCCGGATACCACGCCCGCAGGTGGCAGAAACACGGAAAGCTCCCGTGGGTCGAGTACGACACCGTGAAGGTCGACGAGGCCGTCGAGGAAGCCAAGCGGACGATCAAGGCAAGAGCCGGTTTGACCGACGGCACAATCAACTATCTTGCCGCCTATAAGTACGGCGACGACCTGCTGAAAAAGCTCGCAAAGGCGATGAAGTAAGCTGTCCGCCGCGCCCTCCGGAAGGAGGGACGCCATTGGCAAGCGCAAGAGTCCATATCCCAGACGACTTATCCGGTTTGCTGCAAAGCGAGTGGGAGCGCGTCATACGCGAGGCCGGATACAGCAGGCAGGACGCTGAGATCGTGCGCCGCTACATCGTGGGCAAAGCGCCCCAGATCGACGTCGCCGTCGAGCTGTGCATGGAGCGCAGCACACTGTCAAGGCGGCTGCCCGGGATTTATACGAGGGCGCGGCAGACAGCAAAAAGGCTCGATATGATATAGCAAACCCCGGTGTCCAAGTTGGACACCGGGTGTTTTTATTGCATCGCCCTGAAAAAAGCGAGGCTCCAAACGACTTGCTGCTCGAGCGTGAGGCATTTGTCAAAGTTGGCCGTAAACGTATCGATGTCGATTTTGCCGTACTGCTCGGCGATTGCGCGGTCGATATCGTCCGTTGCTTTGCCCATCGCGTGAAGCTTGCGCACCATAATGGTCGCCCACTTGATGGGGTAACGCTGTGCATTGTCAATGTCGCTCTGGCTCTGCGTTTTCGTGGCCTTGCGGCAAATCGCAAAGATCGTCGCCAGCGCCTGAATCTGCTCGGTTGTCATAGTCGTCACCTCCCTGCTCATGTAGTCCCCGATCCAGCCGCGCAAGAGCTCGTTGGGGTTTGTTCCGTCTTCTTGCGCGGCGGCCTTAAACGCTTCCGCGTCTTCTCGCCGCATCTTGCACCCAATTACGGTGCGGTTCTCCGCGTCCCACTTGTTCCGGGCGCGTTTTTGTGCATCAGTTGGCATTTGGATTCCCTCGCTTTGGCTTAGGCACGAGCAAGCCGCTCGTATCTGGTGGTGTACCCCGGGACCATGATGCAGGGCTGTTCGTCGCCGCACAGGACATCCTGCAAGCGATAATTGTAACCGTCCAGCGTGACGACGATCTCGTCAGCAGCGTTTTTCGCCGGGGCGAACTTCTCGGGAATGACGACGTCAAGCGGCTCGGAGACGGTGGCGTCGGTTTCGGCCGTGGTGTAGATGCAGCGCTTTTCAGCTGCGAGCATTCCGTAGTTTGCATAAATAGTAGCTTTCATTTTTATTTCCTCCTGCCCCGTGTTGGGGTTTGTTTTTTGTTTATCTCTATGGTTTTATTATATACGGTTTACCCGTATATGTCAAGCATTATTTTAAAAAAATCAAATTATTTTGCACATAAAATCACACTCGCGCCACCCTTGGGAAATGGACATCCTGTACAATGGTCTCAAAAGGAGGGATGCAGAATGGCGTACAACCCATACACCGGGCGCTGGGAGATGGACGGCGCGCAGCAGGTGCAGATGCAGCCCATGCCGCGGGCGCAGGTGCCGCAAATGCCGCAGCAGCCGCCGAAACTCGGCGTGCTGACAGTGGCCAGCGAGGCCAGTATCAACAATTTGCAGATGCAGCCGAACGACAACGCGCTTGCACTGCATGAGACGGAAAACCTGCTCTATTACATCCGCACGGACAGCATGGCGGCAAAGACCATTGCGCGGTTCCGGATCTTCCCGGAGCCAACGGAAGAGGAAAAGGCAGCGACCCAGCTGCAAGAGCAGCTGAAGCAGATCACGGACGGCCTACAGAGCATGGCCGGAAAAATCGAGGAATTGGAGGGAAAACTCAATGCAAAATCCGATCATGGCACTGATGGGCGGCGGCAGCGGAAACAAACTGCTGAACGGCCTGATGCAGACGGCAATGACGACGCTTAAAGGCCAGAGTCCCCAGATGGTGCTTAGCTTCCTCGCCTCCCAGCCTGGGTTTAATGACTGGTTTGAGGCAAACAAAGACAAAACGGTCGGCGAGCTCGTCGGCCAGATCAGCAAGTGATAACGCGCGTAAGCGCCTATCAATAATCTAGCCCGAAAGGAGGGAATACAATGGATAAGGACTATGGCTTCGGCGGATGGGGTATTGTGATTCTCATCGCGCTGTTCTTCCTGCTCTTCGCGGGCAGAGGCTTCGGCAGCAGCGGCGAGAGTGCCCCGGCGACGCAGGCCGACGTACAGCGTGCAACGGACTTTGCGGCTCTAGAGCGCCAGAACAACGAGGGCGTGGCCGCGACGCGTCAGGGCGCGTACGACGTCACAAGCGCCGTCAAGGACAACGCCTACAACATCCTCGGCGAGCTGCGCGATTTGCAGTCCGTCACGGAGCGCGGCATCTCTGCGCAGCAGAAGTGCTGCTGCGACATCCTCCGCGCGATCGACGGCGTTAACTACAACGCCAGCATCAACGCTTGCGAGATCAAGACGGCTATCCACGCCGAGGGCGAGGCGACCAGAACGCTCCTGCAGCAGCAGGAGACCCAGCGCCTGCGCGACGAACTCGCACAGAGCCGCGCCGCGAACAACGACTATATGCAGTCGCAGTACATCCTCGGCCAGCTGGGCAGATACTACCAGAACCCGCCCTGCAATCCGTGCGGCTGCGGCGGCTGACGGACGGACCAAACCTGATATAACTATCCGGGGCGATTGCCCCGTTTTCCATAATTTTGAAAGGAGACGAGTAAATGTCTTGTAGCGGAAACAGCAAATCCTATCAGAAATCCTGCGTCCGGTATTTTAATAACAGCCCGCAGACGCTTGCAGCAAACGCTGCGACAGTGCTCACGCTTGCGGGCGCAAAGGTTGTCAACTCCGGCGAGTCCATTCAGGTCGAGCCTCAGAGCTACGACACCGTAAAAATTGGGCTCTATCACCTAGTAGCCGATGCGGTCATCACGTCGTCCGCGGCTGGCGAGCTCACCTTGCAGTGGTACATGGACGGCGTCGCGCTGCCCTGCACGCTGCGCAAGATAACGCTTCCGGCGACCGGAAACACCGAGATCCACACGGAGACGGAACTGGCGCTGCCCGGGTGCTGCTGCTGCGTGAACCACACCTTTACCCTCATTGCGACGACCGACTCGACGGCAGCGGGCAATGTGGTCGAGCTCTGCACCGGCCTGCTCAAGCTTGCTTAGCCTATGACGGATAAAATCAAGGCCTATAAGGCCAAACTCTGCGGAGCGCTTGAGGCGTGCATGGCGGAGCCCGTATGCTCCCGAAGCGTGGGCAGCTGCACCATGCTCATGGACGCGCTGTGCAAGGCGGATAAGATCACGATGGAGTCCGAAGCCTCCACGTTTACCGAGGACGACGCGCGGCGCTGGACAGAGCACATGGAAAATGACGACGGCTCGATGGGCGCGCACTGGACGCTCGAGCAGACCACGGCTGTGGCCAACAGCATCGGCGTGCACGTCGACCCGTGGATCTGGTACGCGGCGATGAACATGATGTACTCGGATTACTGGGAGTCCGCGACGCGCTACGGCGTCGATCGCCCGGAGTATTATGCAGATCTCGCCAAAGAGTTTCTTTTTGATAAGGACGCAGGCGGACCAGGGGCAAAAATCGCCGGGTATTATCACGGCATTGTAGAGCCGCGGCTTAAAAAAGCATAAAAAATATCCCTCCCATATGGGAGGGATATTTTATCGATGCACAACCATCCCAATAACACCATTTATAAAAATGAGGTGTTCGGATAAGGATACATCTGGTACAGCGGACGCGCCAAAATCCGAACCGGACGGCTCGTCCAAAGCGAGCATTTCCGGGTAAGTTATCTGCTCGGAATCTGTGACATTAAAAAACATTTTGATACGATCATCGTAGATATAGATGGCATTTACAAACAAATCGATCACTTTTTTGCGATACTCCATATCGGCGGAATCGCCGTCGCGGAATTGACTGATCCATGCGGCGACGTCCTCCTCACGCAGCTGGACACGGCTTGCGATGCGCAAAGACGCAAGCTCTTCTTCCAGCGTATGCTTTTTTGCCTCGGTAGCCTCGATGCGCTCGTTGATTTTGCGGATGGCAACGTCTGCCGTGGTTTTAATCAGCGCGTCGACAAGCTGCTCCAGCTCTTTGTCTGTCTCGCGGATCTGCCGCTCAAGCGGCTTAATGCCGGATGCATCATAGCTGCGCGCGTACTCGGCGACGACGCGCGCCGAAGCGGATTTGATCCACTCGTCAGTCAACACGCTCTTGCCAATATAATCGACGATATATTGCTCCAGCTCGTCCTTGCGCTCATTGCGCTTTTTGCAGGTATGCTGCTTTTTGCGCGCTGCGCAGCTGTAGTAATAGTGGACAGTGCCGCTGCGACTGCGCCCACACTCCCCTACCATCGGCGCTCCGCACTCGCCACAAAACAGTTTCCCGTGCAGCAGGTATTCGATTTTTGCCTTTGCGTGCCCGGGGGATTTTGCATTGGCAGCAAGTCGTTCACGCACCTGTTTTTTTAGCTCCTTAGTGATGATCGCCGGGAAAGCGTCTTCGGCGATCACCTCGCCATTGTAGATATATGTACCAATATAGCGCTCGTTTGCGAGGATACGCTTGATCGCATGCAGGTCAATGGGTTTGCCGCGCTGATTGCGGTAGCCGAGCCGGGAGCATTCCGCAGAAATCTGCTTTTGCGACATGCCGGAGGCATACTGCTCATGGATACAGCGGACAATCTGCGCCTCGTCCTCGTTGATCTCATATTGCTTATTTACAACGCGATAGCCGAGCGGGGCGATACCGCCGAGGCTCAGACACTTTTCGGCGTTCTGCCGCATGCCGCGCTTGACGTTCTGCGCGAGCTGTCGGGAGTATTCGTCAGCCATCGCCTCAAGGATTGCCTCAAGGAGGACGCTCTCGCTGCTCTCGTCAATGCCCTCCGTTGCAGACAAAACGCGCACGCCGTTTGCCCGAAGCTTGCGTTTGTAAATCGCGCTATCGTATCGGTCGCGGGAAAAACGGTCGAGTTTCCAGACGAGGACGTACTCAAAGGCGCGCTTTTCGCTGTCGGCGATCATCCGCTGGAACTCCGGGCGCGTTTCGGCGTAGCGCCCGGAAAGCGCGCGGTCGCAATACTCATGCACGACGCGGAATCCGCGATGCTGGGCAAACTCGCGGCATTTCGCAAGCTGACCGTCAATGGATTGATCGTTCTGCCCAGCGGAAGAATACCGAGCATAAATCACAACGTTGGCAAGATTCAGACCATCCATAAAAAACCTCCAAAGATGCCGCTCCGGTTTCTCCAACCGGGGCGGCTTTTTTGTTATGCTCGGAACCAACCGATATTTGGGGTCAGGATATCGACCGCAAAAAGAAGGAGTATAAACGCAGTAAGGCAGACGCAGAGAACGAAGAAACGTTTGTTCCAGCGCTCCTTCCGCGCAATGGCGCGTTGCAGGTCGTCAATACGTGTCTCGTAAAGCTCGCCTTTCGTGCGCTCGCACATGCCTCCTGCATGCTGCGCAGCATCCGCGCCGACGCCGAGCGCGTCGCAGATGGCGGTAATTGTCGAAGTAGAAGCGTTTGAGCCTTTTGAGGAGAGGACGCGCGAGACGGTTGACTCAGAAATTTGTGCAAGCTGCGCAAGGTCCTTGTTTGTTAGGTTTTCCTCCTCCATTTTGGCAATACATCCGGATATCAGCTGTTCAAAATCCATGATTTCACGACGCTTTCATAAATTTCACCAGGAATTGCAGATATATTTTACAGATTTCACCAAATTGCAAAAATGTAGATTGCATTTCACGGCGCGCGGGGGTACGGTTGAGGCGTAGGGACGGCTCCCACCGCCTGCACAAACCAAAGCCCGCGCCGTTTTTCGGCAAGCGGCGCGGGCGAACACTTAAAGGGCATTCTAGCCAACCATGATCTGCCAGCTACCTTCTGCGGTGATTGTCAAAACAACGATATTGCGTTCGAGGCGGACAGTGCCACTGTACGGGTCAAGCGTATTGACCAGCAGATCATAATAATCGCCGTAGCCTTTGACGGCAAAATGATTGGAACCGCTGTTACCAGTGATTTTCGCGTTTGTGCAGCCACTAGGGACAAGAAGCACAGCATCACCGGAGCCGGAATATGCTTCGTTGATCGGAAGCACCGGCGCGCTGGACAGCGGCTTCACACGGACAGTCCAGTCTCCAGTAGACGTAACCTCGAGCATGCGCGTGCTTTGCTCCAGCTCAAATACACTGCCGGAGTATGGCTCAAGTGTGTTGACAAACAATTCGGTGTATTCGCCAAATGAATCATATCCCTTAACGGCGAAGTGATTGCCGGACACGTTCCCTGTGATCTCCATATACCAGAGTTCATCGAGCGGGGTTATCTCAAAATAATCGTCGCCGCTGCCGCTGTATCCGTTCGCACTGTTTGACACGACAGGCTCTAGGACGGAAATGCCGTCGTCTTCCACATCAGGAGTTTCCTGCTCCTGCGTCGGGTCGTAGCCGATCTTTTCGTAATACTCCTTTGCTGCCGCTGCCTGTTCCTCCTCGGTATAGCCGTCGTCTTCTGACGCGGCAGTTGTTTCCGTCTGCGCCTGCTGGCTACGTTCGGAGAGAATCTGTGCCGCTTCCCGCTGGTTCTTCTCGCGCATAATTTCAGGGATTCGCGTGGTGAGGTTGCTGATCAGGATCACGGCAAGCACCCAGAACCACCACTTTTTATAAAACGGCTTCGACGGCTTGCACCTGTATCCGGTATCATAGTTCGGCGAGGCGCCTTTTCTGTCGGAGTTTCTGGTTTGTGGGCAACTAGCAGATTCACTCTGTTGAGGCTCGCCAGATTGCTTCTGGCGGACCTTAACCCAAATGCGCGCACCGTACTTTTTATCAGGCTCGTCTTCGTCCGGACCGCCGTAGATCTCGCAGCTATCGCCGGAAATAATATACCCAGCGTCCTCCATTTTGGCAAGTTCCGCTGCAACCTCGGCGGGGACATTGCCGACCTCACGGTCGTCAAAATAAACCATGTACGCTGGCGCACCTTCGTACTCATACCGCTCAAGGTCGACCGTGACGGTCTCAAAGCGCTCGAAGTCATTCTGTTTTTTCGCCGCGCGGCGAAGAGAGGTCTGTCGGCGCGTGCCATCAGTCGCTTTGAAAGAAGAACCGGAAAGCGTAAAATCCCAAATTTCCGTCCATGCGTTTAGGCTTCTTTTGCTGATATACATTGGTATCCTCTCAAATACAGTATTTTTCGCAGATTATACTGCCTATAGGGGCTTATTTATATCGTAAGCCAGATGACAAAAAGAAGCAATGGCAAATGTGAACAAAAAATGAAGGAAATTTTTGTGGAGAAATGGAGGACGAAGTGGAAAACACGAAAGAATACGTCATTGGAGAGATCAAGCGCCTGTTGGAGCGGGCAACATTAGAGCAGCTTTGCATTATCTTGCAACTGTGCAAGAGACTGATAGGATAACAAAAATCACCGGGGGCGGTCATTCGCCCTCGGTGATTTTTTTCAGGAATTTCTCAAATTCGGACCAGAACTCCGGCGGCAGCTCCATCATGGCGGAAATGAACCGCTTGCGGAAGGACTCGTCTGCCTCTCCCATGAGGCTGGAAACCATTAACCCGAGCTCTTCGTTCATGTCGCGCTTGACGTACATTTCGCCATCGCCGAACTGGAGCCATGCGAGAGACACGCCAAACTCCCGGCAGATGTCCGAAATAGTGCGGTCACTAGGCGTTCGCTCGCCCTTCTCGATCATCCATATATAGTTTTGAGAAAGCCCTATTTTTGCGCCAAATTCAGATTGTGAAAGTCTAAGAGAATTCCGAAGTTGACGGATACGCTCATTCATAGCATCGCCTCCATGCTTATATAATACATCGAGAATCTAACTGTGTCAATAAAAAAATCATTTTTTTAGAAAAATCATATTGACAAACTCTAACTATGGTGTTAACATATACTCACAAGTTAGATTTCGGAACAAAAGGAGTGAGAGAATATGTCGGAAGAACAGAAGAAGCAGGTCGAGAAGATCACGACCGAAATGAATAAGCTGACGCCGGAGCTGCGCGAGGGTGCGCTGATGTACTTGCAGGGCATGGCAGCATGCGCAAAGCTGATGGCAGTCAAGCAGGACGAGCAGAAGGAGGCGTGAGGCATGAACTTTTACGCGGAACTCCACCGGTTGCGGCGGAGAGTCGCCGACTTAGAGAGACGAACCAAGCCATATGAGGTGCGCGTGGAAGTCTCTCCGGAGGCGGTCAATCTAAAAGCTATCAATCAGTTGATTGAAGGAGGAGTCAATCATGCTGGCAGCAGTTGCATACCGGGCACCGGACGGGAGTTTCCTTCCGGCAAAGCCCTTTGAGATCCAGCGCCCGGACGAGCGGGGCGAGTCAAAGCTGGACGCCTTCGCCCGATGGGCAGCAGAACGCTACCGCAGAGAGCGGGAACAGGAGGCGGCAGTGGGAGGAGAACACCATGCGTGAGGCGGAGGGCTACCGTCCGCAGCTGGAGCTGCTGACGGACATGTTCCCGGGGCGGGCGGCGATCACAGTCAACGAGTGACAGACCGCGCTAGGCATTGACCGGCGGACGCTGCTTGCCGAGCGCGAATTTCCGGCGCGGAAGATCGGCGGCAAGTACGCGGTGCCGTTGACCGAGCTGGCGCGCTGGCTGACGCGGAAATCATAATTGAGGAGGGAATTTGATCATGGCGAAGAAACTACACGTCGAAATCGGCATTGACGGTGAAACGTCAATATCAAGAATTGAGGGCAGCGGCTTTGATTTGATTGCTGCGGCAACATTTGTGATCAATGCGTTTTACAGAGCTTTTGCAAAAAAGAGCGAGAAAGATGCCGGAAACTTTAAGCTTTTCATACAGAAATTGGTTGCAGATGATAATTCCCCGGTCTGGTCAAAGACGATTTGAGGAGGAAAACACCATGAGAACGAACCTTGCGCGAGTAGAACCGGAAGAAACAACGCGGGAGCGACGGGCGCGGCTGCGGGAGGAAATGCAGTACCGGCGGGCGCTGCGGCTGATCGTGAAGACCTGCTGCATCTGGCTGGGCGGTGCGGCGTATGTCCTCGCGGTGATTGCCGGATACGGGCATATGATGGACGTCGCTGCCGTGACAGGCGCAATCGCAATCGGCTTGTCGGTCTACGGGGCAATGTGATATGGACGAGCGGATCACAGTCAGGTTTCGTCCAGAGCAGCTGGACGACGTAATTGACGCGCTGTTTGCCTACGCAGACGATTGCGTCAATGATCGAGAGATCCTGCTCAAAATGCCGCGCGTGGACCGGGAAACGGTGAATGATCTGGCGAGAAGGGAGACGCAGCTAAACAAGCTGGGAAGATGGCTCCAGCACGTGAAGGAAGAGGCAGAATGAGGCCGAGTCTAACGCCACGATTACGCCGGATCAAGCCGCCATGCGGCAGATTCTGCCCAGCCAGGATGGCGGGATGCAGCACCATGTGCTGCAACTGGACGCTATATGAGAGCATCCGGAACTATCTCTACGTGGAAAACGGACAGGCGCGGAAAAATTTAGAGTTAGATCTTGCGGCACAGAAGCAGATAAACCGTGCGGACAATCAGGTGAGGAGGCGCAAACACTATGGCGCGAAATAATATCGACTACAACGGCGAGCGGGCAAACCGCCATCCTGCCGTAATTGCGCAGGCAGGATACACCGGGAAAAACCACTACGCCGTGACATATAGCGGACAGACGGTCTTTGTCCGCGCTTCGGACGAGCTTGCCGCGCTGTTTACGGCGGCAAAGCACTGGGGATATAAATTTACACGCCCCGAGTACCACCAGAACGCAGCCGCCAGAAAACTGCACTACACGCCGGGGCTTTGATGGAAACGGAAAATAGGAGGGGAAATGTGACGTGAGCGATTTAGAGCAGACGGTGATTGCTCGTGTATTTCCACGTAAGACAAACGCTTCGCCGACTGATGCGCTGGCGTTCTTCCGAGAGCCAACGATCGAGAACATTGCGGACTGCATCAAGGCGGGAGTGACAAAAGTACATATTTCCGTGACGTTCACATGGGATTTGGAACGTGCAGAGGAACTATACGACACATGGCAGATTCTCGGCGTACCGGTAGAAGTCGGCGGTCCGGCATTCGATGATCGCATGGGAGACTTCACACCGGGGCTTTACCTGCGTGACGGGTTGATTTTTACCTCGCGGGGATGCACAAAGGACTGCTGGTTTTGCTCCGTACCGCGCTGCGCGCATGGCGTAATTCGGGAGCTTCCGATCGTGGACGGCTGGAACATCCTTGACGACAACATTCTGGGAACGTCAGAAGCACATTTTCGGGCAGTCTGTGAAATGCTCAAGAGACAGAAGCACAGAGCTGTTTTTACGGGCGGCTTAGAACCGGCGCTATTGCAGCAATGGCAAGCGGAACTTCTGCATGAGATAAAACCGGCAAGGCTATACACGGCGTATGACACCCGCGATGATCTGGAACCTCTGATCGAGATGGGAAAGAGGTTGCGGGCGGCTGGATTCCGCCCGGCAAGCCATACCATGTGCTGCTATGTGCTGTGCGGCTACGACGGAGACGGCTTTGAGGACGCTGAAAAGCGCCTGGCGCAGACCATGCGTGCGGGATTCGTGCCGTATGCCATGCTGTTTCGCGGAGAGGATGGAAAGTACGATTCTGAATGGCGGAGATTCCAGCGAGAATGGTGCCGCCCAATTATTACCGGAAAAAAGTTCAACGAATTTTGGAAGGAGACGACATGACAGACAAGGAAATTATACAGGCGCTGCGGATATGCTCCCGCAGAACAGACGCACAAACTTGTACGAAATGCCCATTGTTCGACATCGAGGATTGTATGGGCGACATGATGATTGGTGCAGCCGACCTGATCGAGCGGCTGGAAAAGGAAAAGGCGGCGCTGATAAGCACGATAAGTGGACTCTGCCAGTGGTGCAAAAACTTAGATGCCGACGAGAACAGTTGCCGCGTATGGACAGGCTGTTCGATCTGCGACAGAAAATGTCCCTGCGCAGGCTGCCGAGACGGGAGCAAGTGGGAGTGGAAAGGATTGGAGGACGCGCTATGACAGACAAGGAAATTATACAGGCGCTGCGGCTGTGCGGAAAAATAGACAGCAATTGCAGAGAGTGCAAGCTTTGGGGCGATGACCGATGTGTCGAACACTTGGCTGGGGCGGCAGCCGACATCATTGAGCGCCTGACCGCCGAGAATGCGAAGGCAGAAGCCGAGAGGGACGCGGCGATTGCTGACCTGAAGATATCTGCCGGGTGCACTTCCTGCAAATATCACTGTAGTGATATAACTTTTTGCTGTGATTTCAACAAAAAGCAAAATTGCAAGTGCATGAGCTGCAGGTTAGGACTGATGAACTGGGAATGGCGTGGTTTGCCGGAAACGCCGGAGGAGGAATGATGAAAGGTGCATCGAACTTTGACAAGCTGTGCCATCAGGTTTTTAATGGCAAAAACGACGGTACGAATTACCTTGCGCGGGAGACAGACATATGCTGCGGAAGATGTGGACACAAGCTCCGCGTGTACTACTGCGAGGAAAGATTGTATCTCATCGAATGCGCGGTGTGCGGCACGAAAGCATTGACCAAAGCGGGGAATGTGGTGTTTGCGGCACACAAGACGCTTGCACATATGCCAAAAATTGAGGGGGACGAAAAATGAGACTGACAACAGACACCCCAAAAAACAATCTTGAAATGGCGCTGAACCTGTTTTACGTCAAGGACAAAGAGGTATGGGTGCGCGGATACGGGAAGAACGGTGCAGACATCAGACTGTTCGACCTGTCGCGGGATCTGACCAGATGGAACTGCCCGTATGTGGACTTGGATATCTCGGATGATTCCTTCTCGATGATGATGGCCGAATGGCTCTGGGAAGATGTTGAATCGTTCGAGCACGTTTTGGCTCTGCTCTATCAGGCAGCATGGGTATGCGCGGAGCTGCGCGAACATTTGAAGCGGTTCGAGGACAAGGAGGATGCCGATGGTACGGCTAACGTTTGAGGGCAATTTCTGCGACATCGCGCAGTGCCGCGAACTGCCGTGTAAGTATGACGGCACCTGCACGCAGAAGGAGGTGTGGGAACGTCTGAAAGCCTACGAGGACAGCGGATGTGAGCCGGAGGAAGTTCTGCCAAAAGACAAGGCTGACGAGATTGCGTTGAATCTAATGCGCCTTGCTGATTTGGAGAGCCTTTGCAGCTATGACCACCTCCGCGAGCTTGCCGAGGCCGACAAGGACGGGCGCGTGGTGGTGCTGCCGTGCAAGGTGGGCGATACGGTGTGGAGAATAAAGCGGACATTTGAAGAATATCCGGATAAAAGCAAGCCATACATTGAGCCGGACGCCTTCCTGCTGCAAGACGTTTTTAATATCGGCAAAACCGTTTTCCTCACCCGCGAAGAAGCCGAGAAGGCTTTGCAGGAAATGGAGGACAAGAAGGATGGCAAGGATGATAGCTAAACTTGTTGCATGCCACCTGATCGGAGACTATTGTTTGCAGGGCGATTTTATCGCAAGGACGAAAGGCGAGAACTGGTATCACCTGTTTATACACTGCTTTCTTTACGTCATCCCTTTCTGGGTAGCTTTTGGGTGGGGTCGGAGCCTCTGGGTTTTGTTTTTTTCGCATGCGATTGTTGATGCGCTGAAAGCGAGATACCACAAGATATCGTACTGGCTCGATCAGACCATCCATTATGCCGTATTGGCAGCATACTTACTCTGGAGGTGGGCGTATGGGGCAACATAAGCACAACCCGGCCGCCATTGCGGCGGCAAAAGGCGAGCTGCCGCCGAAGAAGCGAGAGCGGCGGCTGACCAAGAGGCAGACGGAGCGGCTCTTGCGGCTGAAAATTATACGAACAATCGACCCATTCCACGCCTTGCCGGATGGGATGGCCGAAGTTATTGCAGGAGGTATGCCTTATGGCTGATTATATCCGGAGCGATGATGCGCTATTTGCGTTACGGAAAGCAGAACGCGGTGGAAGCATGACGGCACTAACACGGTTGGAACGCGCATATGCCGAAATTCGGGAAATTCCCGCCGCCGACGTTGCGGAGGTAGTGCATGGAACGCCGGTGACGGAAGTGCGCACGAGGACGATTGTGGGATACCATGAGGAGATCGGGGTTTTAGCGGGAGACCGCTCTACACTTTACCGCAGGAATATGGTGCATGCGGACATCCCGTATGACAACTGCCCAATATGCGGCGCAACGCTGTGCTCACGGTGGCACAACTTCTGCGGTAAGTGCGGGGCGAAGATGGATGGAGGATTTGACGATGCGACCAGTTGACGCGGATGCAATCTACAACGAGGCGCTGGAAAACCACCAAAAAGGCGAAATCGAAGACTGGGAGTTTGACTCGATCATCAATTATTTGGATGGGGCACCTACCCTTAACGTCGAAACGATTATTCGCTGCAAGGATTGCAGATACCTGGGGAGAGAGCTAAGCAAAGGGCTTTACAGCTGCGATGACTACAACCTGCCATATTGCGAGCTTGACAGCTATTGCAGCCACGGCAGGCGGAAGGAGGAGACAAAACATGCGGCTGATTGACGCGGACGCATACAAAAAACTGCATCAGTCAAAATGCGTGGGCGATTGCGGCTGCTGCTCGAGCATTACCGACGACATGATCTGCACGCTGATCGACGAGGCGCCGACCGTGAAAGAGGCAATCGTGCCGCTGAAATGCAAATACTGCGGTTACTCATACCAAAAAATGCCGCCGTCCGGAGAACCACTGTTCCGTTGGTGCCAGAAGTGGCAAAACATCGTCCGGGACACCGATTTTTGCAGCTATGCAGGGAAACGCGGAGAAGGAGACGTATGAGCGGGCTGCGCTTTGAGTCGATGGCGGACATGCCACCGAGAATGCGGGAGCTTTACGCCAAACAGCTTCTTCCGGAGGCACAGCAGGAGCAGAAACGGAAGGCAAAGTACAAAAACGCGCCGGAGAAGCGCGCCGGGGTACGCTTTGACAGCAAAAAAGAGGCGCGGCGCTATGACGAGCTTTTGACCATGCTGCGGGCTGGGATTATTTCGGATCTGAGGCTGCAACCGCAGTTTACATTGCAGGAGAGCTACTGCACCGAGACCGGAGAGCGGGTCCGCGCGGTGCGTTACACGGCGGATTTTTCGTACCGAGCCGGTGGGAAGCTGATTGTCGAGGATGTAAAGTCAACGGCAACGCGGACAAAGGAGTACCTGCGCAACAAAAAGTTTATGCGCTCAAAATTTGGAATCGACATACAGGAGGTTTGACATGGACGAGGAAACCAAAGCAAGACCGGAGCCGCCCTGCGGCTTGCCGAAGCAAGGGAACAACTGCGCCAACAAAAGCGCGCTCTTTTGCGCAAAGTGCGGATGGAATCCGGAAGAGCAGGCGCGGCGCAAGGCGCTGCCGCTTACCAAAAACGGGGCGGGCTTGCTGCATAAGGATATCGGCACATAAAATAGGCAACCAGCCGGGGTACATATTTATATTATCTGGACTTTTGCCGCTGCCGCTCCGCCATGAGACGGCGGCGGGAGGATTGCCCCGACTTTTTGCAAACCGCCTGCGGGCTGGATCAACCGCAGGCGGGAATGAAAAAGCGTGTGGAACGTGCGCTTTGTGGGACGTTACCCAACGCCGGACCGCGCAAGGACCGGCGACATCGCATGACCTCCCAATCCCCCAAGCCGTCTGAGCAGACAAGGGCGGCTCGCCCGGAGACGCACAGCGATCATGCGGATGGCGCGGCGCGCCGGGTGCAGGCGGTGAAAGTCCGTCACTGTAAGGGGACCGGGTTTCCGGTCCCCAGACGAAAATAAAAGGAGCGGGACAATGAGAAACATGTTTGGAGCCGCAGAAACGAGAGAAAGCGGAGCCTACGGATACCTACGGGACCCGAGGCGCGCAACAAAGGGGCTTTGCTACAATGTGCGCTGCTCGGAACGGAACAATTACAAGGGCGCATGGAGCTGCACGAACTGCTATCTGTGCGTAGGGCGGAAATTAGCCCGCCAGTCTCGGCGGGAAGTTATAACGATCTGAAAGGGGCATCAATATGGCAAAAATCATGGAGCTGTTTTATGGCGAGCTGGGGCAATTTCAAACAGCGATGGAAGATGAAAAGTGGGAGGTTGATTTCCGTGGCGAGAAATACCCGCCGCGTATCACAATGGACCAGCTGACACCGCCGCTGTTTGAAATCACGGAGGGCGGACCGCAGCGAGAGCTGCCAGCCTGCATACAGGTGATCGGGACGCCGGATCTGCGCGTTATCACGACTGGCAAGCTCCAGATCAGCAAGAAAGAACTGAACCGCTACGTGAACACCGCGGAAAAGCTGTTGCTGCTCTATCTGCACGGCTTTATGCAGGAACAAAAGGAACTGGAGGCGGAGAAGGGATGAATTTTGCGCAGAGGCTCAAGGAGACGTTACAGACAGGTCTGGATATAGGCTTTAAGGCAGGCGTACAGAAGGGCTGCGATCTCTGGATGGAGGCGCTTGCGCAGGAGGGCTTCGGCGCTGAACGCATGATTCGAATGTATGAGCGCGTGGAGGCGATAAACAATGAGCTGGGAATTGCGTGGATGTGCGAGCCGGAGTCTGACTACGCGCAGGAGCAGCTGGACCGGATTCTGGAGACGGTCTGCGGGGACCGTTTCACGCCATTTCGTGACCGAAATCCGGACGTCAAGCAGTTCAATTACAAAAGGAGGGAACGAAAATGAGTGAGAAAAACAAGCGAGCTGAGGAACTTCTGTTAGGCAAGGAGCGCATGACATTCGCAGAGATTATGCAATCCATGGAGGCATGCGAAAATGAAGAGTGCGAAAAGTGCGCACTTTACACGAGTATCGACATGTGGAGAAAGGCAGGAGCGCCAAGTTGTTGCACGATTTTGATAGAGAGCGCCAACAAACTGCTGAAATACTACGAAAATATCTGCACGTCAGCAGCGGCGGTCAACGCAAAGGCGGAGGAACGTCACGAAGAATGTAGCGGCAAGGTCGAGGGTTATCTGGATTCCTGCCCGGTCTGCCCGAACTGCAATTACATATTCGACGAGTTTAGTATAAGCGAGGCAGGATACATACAGCATTTCCCGTTCGGCGGTGAGGACCGGCTCGACCTGAAAAAAAGCGAAATGAAAGTTAATCCAACAAAATGCCCGAAATGCGGGATGCGGATCACGGGAATCAGATGGGCAACGGAAGATACCGTCGGGGGAAGATTTGGGTATTTTTTCAGCCGCGCGCGCAAAGAGGAGCTGCGCCGAGAGGAAAGCAGCGAAGAAAGCCGGAAGGTTTGGAGCTGGGATGATATCTTCCAGGTATTTCGCTGCCCAGTTTGCGGTCGACCGGAAAAGCCATCGATGAAACTGCGGACAAAAAGCGGCGTGCAGTACGTTCTGCCGCAGAAGTGCGGTTATTGCGGCGCCCAGATGGAAGGAGTTGAGGCAAAATGATCATTGATATTCTGGAGATTGCGGCGGTGCTGGAATGGCTGGCATTGGGAGCGCTGACGTTTTTCAAGCTGCGCAACCTGAACCGCCGCGCAAGGGATTTTATGGACAATTTAGAGGCAATTGAGACGATAGAGGCTTTGGGGCTGGGCGAAATTGTGCGGGAAGACGGAGAACCGAAAAGGAAACCTACGATGAACGAGATACGAGCGTTGTACGGACTCGAGGCAATAAATAACAACGAATATGTACACCTGCGGAAGGAAAACGCGGAAGACGCTGTACGCTGAACGCATGGGCGGAACTTCCGCCCACGCTTTGAGCGGGCAGAGAAGGAGGAATTGTCATGAATGTTGCATATAACATGGATTGCATGGAGTATATGCGGACGCTGCCGGACAAAGCATTTGATCTTGCCGTGGTCGACCCACCGTACAGGGATGCAGCCGAGAACGCACCGACGAAAGATATGCGGAGAAATGGCACCCTTGCTTGCTTTGGAGATAAGCCGACAAAAGAGTACTTTGAAGAGCTGCAACGAGTAAGCAAAGAGCAGATTATCTGGGGGGCAAATAACTTTGAGCTGCCGCCATACAAGGGATTTCTGGTGTGGGAAAAATTAACAATCTCCGAAGGATTTACGATGTCGCAGGCGGAAATCGCGGCGATATCAGAAGGATTGGGAACTACCAGTAAGATTTTTAAGCACATGCCGCAAGGGGCAAAAGGAGATCCTCGCATCCATCCGACGCAAAAGCCGGTTGCGCTCTATGCGTGGATATTCAGCCGGTACGCAAAACGGGGGGAAAAGATACTCGATACGCATCTCGGCAGCGGGAGTAGCAGAATTGCCGCATATGACGCAGGACTGGATTTTGTGGGATGCGAGATTGACAAGGATTATTTCAAAGCGCAAGAGGTACGCTTCGCTGCGCATGCGGCGCAGCTTACCATGTGGGGATAAAAGCAGGAGGCAAAGATGGCAACGAGGCACAAGAGGCGGAAGTTTTCCGGCTGCGTCTGCGAGCAGATCGTATATACGGTATCGAGCGGCGCAGGCTTGAGGACCAGCAAGCCGAAAAAGCCGCGCTTTCAGACGGAGTCGGAACGCGAAGAATTTAATCAAAAGATCTCCGCGGCGAAGTTTGCCGCGCTCGTCAATGCAAACTTCGGACCGACGAGCTTTTACTCTACCATCACGCTAGATGCAGACAATGAGGTACATACCGCGCAGGAGATGCGCAGAATCCGGGATAATTATTACCGGCGACTGCTCTACCGCTATCCAGAGGCAAAGCTTGTGATTGTATACGGGCGGGGCAAGTCGACAAACCGTTTTCACCTGCACATGATCACAGACGGCATTACGGTCGATGAGATCGGAAGACTATGGGGACTCGGCAGCGTGATTGACTGCAAACCGCTGAGAAAGCACAACTATTATGTAAACCAGAACGGCGACAAGGTTGACCATGGGCAGGACTACACAGCGCTAGCAAATTACCTGCACGGACACTGGCGCAAGGAGTTCGGAGGGCATCGCTGGAAAGCAAGCCGGAACTGCGTCCGACCAGAGCCGGAACCAGCAACCGAGGCAGTGCGGGAGTACAGCCCGCAGCGCCCGCCGGTTGCGCCGCGTGGGTACATTCTCGTCGAGGAGAGAGCCACGCAATACGGATTCCTATATTTTAAATATGTATGGGACCCAAAAAAAGAAGTACGCAAGCGACCGGGAGCCGCTTAATTTAGCCCTTGTAAATGTGTAGGGTTTTAGAACGAAACACGGAAGGAGTTGAGCAAGTGTCAAAACCTCGTTACTGGTGGTACGGGAATGTCTGCCGCACCATCGGAGCATTCCCGAAACTGGACCAACAGGTTCGGGACATGAGCCGTCAAAAGACAACGCCGGGCTATTCTTCGCAGCCAGGCGGGCGCTCTTCCGGTCGCGCCGTTGAGGACATCGCCGTGCGCGTCCTGTCCTCTCAGGAGTACCGGGACTATGAGGCGGTGAGCCGAGCCATCAACACAGCGCGGACGTGGAGGGACGGAGACATGGTGCTCGCTGTTGTCGGCGCGCATTCATGGGGCGAACATCTACGCTTCGACGAGGTCGGGCGGAAATTATACATCAGCACATCGACGGCAAAACGCATGCACAACAGGTTTGTCTACGAAGTAGCACGGAACATCGGCTATGCGAAATGTAGCTAACTCAGCCAAAAAAATGTGCTAGAGTTGTAGCGTGGAGAATCGGTGGGAAATACATGCAGCCATGGGCAGCAGGCTTTTATGCATCCACGCGCTGGAAGAAATGCCGCGCCGGATATATCAAGTTCCGCAGGACAATTGACGGCGGGCTTTGTGAGGAGTGCAAAGACAAGCCGGGATACATCGTCCACCACAAACAGGCGCTCACACAGGACAACATCACGGACCCGGAGATCAGCCTGTCCTACGCAAACCTTGAGTATGTCTGCAAGGATTGCCACGACAAGTTTGACGGTCACGGCGTTACAAAATCGCTGACGCAAAAAATATTTTTCGACGACAACGGTGACCCGATCCCCCCCGTCGCGCGAGACTGAGCCGGCAGCGGAATCAC